GCCCAGCATCGAGCTGGACGTATCCGAACGAGACCCATACGAACTGAGAGAGGTAGGGAAGCGACGAAATGCCGATGATCAAACTGAACGGGATGCTGTTCGCGCGGATGGTGAAGATGCTGCTTGACGGCGCGACGGTGCATGAGATAGCGGACGAGACCGGCCTACACAAGGTCACGGTCACACGCTACACTCGTGAGCTGCACAAGGCGCGCGCAGTGCATATCGCGTACTGGGAGGCTGACTCTCTCGGACGCGAATGCATCAAGGGTTACCGCATCGGCGACCAGCGCGACGTGCCGCGTCAGAAGCGCAAGACGGCTGCGCAGCGCACGGCCCTGTACAGGGCACGCAAGCGCCAGCGCGTACTGCTGCACCAACTGGCTGGGAGACCCCATGCGACGTAGCGGCAAGGTCATCACCGCAGTACTGCTCACGCTCCTGCAGCGCGGGCCGGTCACGTCGCGTGTGGTCGCTCGTGCCTGCGAGATCCATATCAACACCGCTCAGAGCTGGCTCAAGCTGCTGCGCGAGCAGGGCACCATCCGCGTCGCGGGCTGGGAGCCCGACGCGCTGGGTCGAGACAGCACGCCTATCTACGCGCTTGGTGAAGGCGTGAGTGTGCAGCGCCGTGCGCTGACGAGGGCGGAGATCGCCAAGCGTTACCGTGAAAGGAAGAAGCGTGGACAAGACGATCAATGACGTGATTCGTGCCACCGACGTTCAGGTCGGCGGCGGCCACTACAAGGACATGCGTATCCAGCCGGCCGAGTTCATCGCGGCCAACAAGCTGGGGTTCCTCGAGGGCTGCATCATCAAGCGCATCTGTCGCTGGCGTAACAAGGACGGCATTCAGGATCTGCAGAAGATCAAGCACGAAGTCGATCTGCTGATCGAGTTCGAGGCCAAGTACGGAACTAGCAAGTAGGCGTGGTGAACCTGTCGCCGTGCCGGCATGGCAGATGTAAGCCGGCGACAGTGCAGTGGGTGGCCTACGCGTTGTTCAAGCCCACTGCTCCTTTCTAGCGCAAACGGGGGGCCACGCGCAATCTGCCTTCCCCCACCAACCACACAACAGGAGAGTCACCATGGCAGCAACACCCGAGGCGCGCGTCAAGGCCGCCATTCGGCGCAAGCTCAAGGCCGCCGGCGCGTACTACGTCATGCCCATAGGCACCGGCTTCGGTACCAGCGGCGTGCTCGACTTCAGCGTCTGTCACAAGGCGCGCTACATCGGCATCGAGGCCAAGGCTGGCAAGAACCAGCCGACCGCACTGCAGCTCAAGAACATCGCCGACATCCGCGCAGCCGGCGGCATCGCGCTCGTGATCAACGAAGCCAACCTGCATGAACTGGACGAGGTGCTCAATGGATGAGGCCGCACGCAAGCGCCTGAGCGTGTCGCTCAGCCAGACGATCTGCGAGGTCTTGGACAGCTTCGTCAATGACAAGGAAGACATTACGCACTTCCTGACCTCGCTGCGCACCCTGCTGATGGGCTACGCCGAGGACAGCACCACGTCCGTGGTCATGCTCGTCCAGCATGCGGACGAAGCGCTGCTGCACGTTCACGCCATCAACACCGAGCCGATTCAGGCGCACAACATGATCGACCTCGCGCTCAAGGTCTCGACCGCCCGCGTCACCGCCGACGCACCCCCACTGAAGGATCGCCACTGATGAACAAGCCCTTTGATCGCATTCTCGCAATCGACTTCGAGACCGCGTGGTGCAGCAAGTCATACACGCTGTCTCGCATGACCAACGAGGAGTACGTCCGCGACCCGCGTTTCAAGGCGTGGGGGATGGTGGTGCACGAGTACGGCTCAGACGCGCCGCGCATCTGGATCGGCGCGCGGCACATCGCTGACTGGGTGGCCAAGCAGGACTGGTCCCGCACGGCGGTGCTGGCACACAACGCGCAGTTCGACGTGAGCGTCCTGTCGTGGCATTACGGCGTGCAGCCGGCGTTCATCATCGACACGCTGTCGATGGCCCGCGCGCTGCATGGCGTCGAGGTGGGCAACAGCTTGGCCAAGCTGGCCGAGCGCTTCAACCTGCCGCCCAAGGGCAAGGCCGTCCACAGCACCGACGGCATGCTCGACGGCATCAGCTACGAGGTCGAGAAGGAGCTGGCCGAGTACTGCAAGCATGACGTGTTCCTGTGCGAGGAGATCTACGCGCGGCTGAGCCCGGGCTACCCGGTGTCGGAGCTGCGCCTGATCGACATGACCCTGCGCATGTACACGCGGCCGCTGCTCGAGCTGGACCCGGACATGCTGACGAACGCGCTGCTGGAGGAGCGCGAGTCGCGCGAGGAACTGCTGCGCTTCTTTGGCGTGGCCGAGGAGGAGCTGGCCAGCAATCCGAAGTTCGCCGAGCTGCTGCGCCGCTGCGGCGTGGAGCCGCCCACCAAGGCCAAGCGCCCGACGGCGAAGACGCCCAACCCGGTGGGGCGTACGTACGCGTTCGCCAAGAACGACGCCATGTTTCAGGCCATGCTCAACGGCGACAACCCGGACGTGGCACTGCTGTGCGAGACGCGGCTGAAGGTGAAGTCGACGACCGAGCGCACGCGTGCGCAGCGCTTCCTCGACATCTCCGGCCGTGGCCGGCTGCCGGTGCCCCTGTCCTACTACGGCGCGATCACCGGCCGCTGGACGGCGAGCAAGGGCAGCGCGATCAACATGCAGAACCTCAAGCGCGGCTCGTTCCTGCGCAAGGCCATCATGGCCCCCGAGGGGTACCAGATCGTTGTGGGCGACCTGTCGCAGATCGAGCCGCGCGTGCTGGCGTGGCTGTCCGACTACGAAGAGATGCTCGACATCTTCCGCAGCGGGCAGGACGTGTACGGGCAGTTCGGCTCGCAGATGTTCGGCATACCGGGGCTGACCAAGGAGACGCACCCGGTGCTGCGCCAGAGCGCGAAGTCGGCGCTGCTTGGCTGCGGGTTCCAGCTCGGCTGGGCATCGTTCGCTGCGCAGCTGCTGGTGGGCTTTCTGGGCGCGCCGCCTGTGCGCTACGACAAGGCGTTCGCCAAGCAGCTGGGCGTCACCGGCGATTACATCCAGCGCTTCCTCGAATGGGATGAGAACGTGCGGCAGATGAACGAGATCGCGCACACCTGCACGGACTTGGAGCTGCTCACGCACTGCGTGGCGGCCAAGCGCATCATCGACATCTATCGCGCCACGGCCACGCCTGTCGTGGGCTTCTGGGAACTGATGGGCGCGCTGATCGAGCGCTCGCTGGCCGACGGCGAGGAGTACCAGCACAAGTGCCTGCTGTTCCGCAAGGAGGAGATTGTCTTGCCGAGCGGGATGAGCGTGCGCTATCCTAACCTTCGGCAGGTCAAGGGAAAGAACGGGAAGATGCAGTGGGTCTACGGACCCGATGCAACGAAGCTCTATCCCGGCAAGGTCACGAACAATGTTGTTCAGGGCACCGCACGCGTGGTGCTTACGGACGGCATGCTTCGTGTGGGTAAGCGCTACCCGGTAGCGGGCAGCGTTCATGATGAACTGCTGGGCATCGTCCCTCATAACGAGGCCGAGGAGGCGAAGTCGTGGGTGTTCGAGCAGTTGACGCGAACCCCCAAGTTCATGCCCGGCATTCCGCTCTCTGCGGATGTCGGTGTTCACCGTCGATATGGTCTCGCAAAGCAATAGGAGAAAGCCATGGCACGCACCAAGATCAAACCGCTACCTATCCCCAAGCGCATGCGCGTCGGCAAGCGCACCGTGCACATCAAGCGCGTAGTAGACCCCAAGCAGGTGTCGTGCTGCATCGACGGCACGCGCATCGTGGTCAACGCTGACCCCGCCCGCAGCGCGAGCCGGATCAACGAGACGTTCTGGCACGAGTTGACGCATGCCATCCTGCACGCCATGGGCAAGCCCATCAAGGCCGAAGAGAACTTCGTGCGGCAGTTCGCCAAGCTGCTCAGCCAAGCCGTCAACACGGCGAGGTTCTGATATGCGCGCTCCGACATGGTCGCACTCCTCGCTCAAGGACTTCGAGGGGTGTGAGCGCCGCTACCAGCACACGCGCGTCCTCAAGCTCTACCCGTTCAAGGAGACGGCGGCGACGCGCTACGGCAACGACGTGCACGCCGCCATCGAGCACTACATCCGGGACGGCGTGCCGCTCGACCCGATGTACGAGAAATTCAAGCCCATCGTCGACGCCATGCTCAGCAAGCCCGGACGCAAGCTGGCCGAGCAGCGCATGGCGGTGACCGAGCAGCTCGTGCCGTGCGCGTGGGACTCGCCTGCTGTCTGGGTGCGCGGCATCGCGGACATCCTCATCATCGACGACGAGAACATGACCGCGTGGGTGGGCGACTGGAAGACTGGCAACAACCGTTACCCTGACCTCGACCAGCTCGTGCTCATGTCGCTGATGGTCTTCTGCAACTACCCGCATATCCGCCGCGTCAACTCAGCGCTCTTCTTCATCCTGAAGAACGACATGGTCAAGATGAAGATGCTGCGAGAGGATATGCACAAGGGCTGGCAGCGCTACCGCGAGCGGTACGCGCGGCTCGTGGCCAGCTACGCCAACAACCGCTGGAACCCGAACCAGACGCCGCTGTGTGGCTGGTGCCCGGTGACCGGATGCGAGTTCAACCCGAAGCACCACGGAGGCTGACATGCCCAAGCCACGCGACTACAAGCGCGAGTACGCGCTGCAGAAGAAGCGCGGTGAAGACCGCGATCAGATCGAACGACAGCGCGCACGGCGCGCCTACGATGCGGCCGGCATCGAGCGCGACGGCAGGGACATCGATCACGTCAAGCCGCTGCGCGCCGGCGGCAAGAGCACGCCGGGCAACACGCGCCTGCGCTCGAGGAGCGCGAACAAGGCCGACAACGGCCACAAGCCCGGAGAATGATGTGGAGATCCTCGCCAACAAGGCACTGCTGATCCGAACGCGAGCGCCGGAGAAGTACTCGATCATCCCGCGCAGCCGCGTCGTGGAGACGCTACCCGACGGCGGCTACAAGGTCGCCGTGTTCTGGGGGCTCGACGAAGCGCGCGTGCTGCGCAACCTCGGCGTGCGCGACGTGCCGTCCCCGATCCTGCGGGACTACAACTGGCCCAACCGCTTCAAGGGCGGCGTCATGTCGCACCAGCGCACGACCGCCGCGTTCCTGTCGCTGCACGCGCGAGCCTTCTGCTTCAACGAGCCGGGCACGTCCAAGACTGCGAGCGCGCTGTGGGCAGCCGACTACCTGATGACCAAGAAGAAGGTCAGACGCGTGCTGGTGATCTGCCCGGTGTCGATCATGACCAGCGCGTGGATCGGCGACATCAACAACACGGTCATCCACCGCAGCGCCATCGTGGCCCACCACAGGCAGGCGTCGCGGCGCATCGAGATGATTCAGGGCGACTACGAGTTCGTCATCATCAACTACGACGGGCTCGCGATCGTCGCCAACGAGATCAGGGCCGACGGGCGCTTCGATCTGGTGATCGTCGATGAGGCGAACGCATACAAGAACCCCTACACCGATCGGTGGAAGGCGCTGGCCTCGATCATCGGCCCCGACACCTACCTGTGGATGATGACCGGCACGCCCGCCGCGCAGTCGCCCGTGGACGCCTACGGCCTTGCCCGGCTCATCAACCCGAAGGGCGTGCCGCACCTGCTCACCGGCTGGCGCGACAAGGTCATGAACAAGATCTCGACCTTCAAGTGGGTGCCCAAGCCCAACGCGCGCGATCTGGTGTTCAACGCGCTGCAGCCCGCCATCCGCTTCGCGAAGGCGGACTGTCTCGACCTGCCGCCCGTGCTCACCGAGACGCGCAATGTCGAGATGTCTGCGCAGCAGCGCAAGTACTACCAGCAGCTCAAGGCGCAGATGATGGTCACGGCGGCCGGCGAGGTGATCAGCGCGGTGAACGCAGGCGTGGCGCTCAACAAGCTGCTGCAGATCTCGTGCGGTGCGGCCTACACCGACGACAAGGAGACGGTCGAGTTCGACGCCAGCCCTCGGCTGAAGGTGCTGTCCGAGATCATCGAGGAGACCGACCGCAAGCTGCTGATCTTTGCCATGTTCCGTTCGAGCATGGACACGATCGAGCGCCACCTGCAGAAACAGGGCGTGAGCTGCGCGCAGATCCACGGCTCGGTGAGCGCCGGCAAGCGCACGCAGATCATCCACGAGTTCCAGACGCAGCCGACGCCGCATGTGCTGATCATGCAGCCGCAGGCCACGGCGCATGGCATCACGCTCACGAGCGCCGACACCGTGGTGTTCTACGGCCCGCTGATGTCCGTCGAGATGTACCTGCAGTGCATCGCGCGGGCCGACCGCAAGGGGCAGGACGCCAGCAAGGTGCGCGTCATCCACATTCAGAGCAGCCCGGTCGAGGAGCGGTTCTTCAAGGCCATGACCGGGAAGGTCGACGACCACGCGCTGCTGATCGACCTCTTCAAGGCCGAGGCCGGTCGGTAGTACAGGGGCTTGCGCAAGCGAGCAGTCAGCAGTACACTTGTCAAAGGTTGGACAAACCAACCACACAACAGGAGCTTAGGATGAGCGATACCGAACAGGCCAGCGTGCCGCTGGATAAACTCGCCCGCGTCTACCGGCGCATCCAAGGGCGGATTCAGGAGCTGACCACGGCGTACGAGACGGAAGTCGCGACGCTGAAGGCGCAGCAGGATGCGGTCAAGTCCGAACTCAAGGACCGGCTGCTGGCCATGGGCGTCAAGAGCGCCAACACGGCCGAGGGCACTGTGGTGCTCACTACCCGGACGCGCTACCACGCGCAGGACTGGGACGCGTTCAAGCAGTTCATCGTCGAGCACGACGCGCTGGAGCTTCTCGAAAAGCGCATCGCGCAGGCGAACATGGCGGCGTTTCTTACGCAAAATCCCCAGCTCGTTCCGCCCGGGCTCAACTCCAACAGCGAGTACGTCATCGCTGTCCGCAAACCCAAGTGAGGATCTACGATCATGAATGCCATCACGCATTTCAACCCCAGCAAGGTGCCGGCGTTCGCCAAGAACGCTGAGCTGTCCGAAACCGCCAAGGCGCTGGCCGGCAACGCGCCGGGCGGCAAGCGCATCTCCATCAAGGGCGGCGTGTTCCGCTTGCTCGACGGCGGCAAGGAGATCGCGGCGATCGACGAGCGCTACCTCGACGTGGTGCTGGTGAAGGCCGCGACCAAGATCAACCGGGTGTTCTACGCCGGGAAGTACAACCCCGAGGAGTCCGCTGCCCCGACGTGCTGGTCGGCCGACGGCGACCGCCCCAGCCCCGACGCGCAGGAGCAGCAGAGCGAGACCTGCGCCAACTGCGCGAAGAACGTCGCCGGCTCCGGCGAAGGCAACAGCCGCGCCTGCCGCTACCAGCAGCGCACCGCCGTGGCGCTGGCCACCGACCTCGAGAGCGGGGCGCACTCGCTGACCGTGCCGGCTGCCAGCCTCTTCGGCAAGGCCGAGGGCGACAACCGGCCGCTGCAGGAGTACGCCCGCTGGCTCGCCGCGCAGAAGATCAACCCGGAGACCGTGGTCACCCGGCTGAAGTTCGACACGAGCGCCGAGTCGCCCAAGCTGTTCTTCAAGGCCATGCGCTGGCTGACCGACGACGAGTTCGAGACCGTCGAGCAGATCGCTCAGTCGAAGGAGGCGCAGGACGCCGTGACCGTGTCCTTCAGCAAGCGCGAGGCCGCCGGCGCGCCGCCGGAGTTCGCCGGCCAGCCGCCCAAGGCCAAGGCGAAGGCCAAGGCAGCCCCCGCGCCGGCCGAGGAGGACGATGAGCCCGCCCCGCCGCCCAAGGCGAAGGCCAAGGCCGCGCCGGCCCCTGCGCCGGCCGAGGACGACGAAGACGCGCCGCCGCCCCCGCCCAAGGCGAAGGCCAAGGCCGCCCCTGCGCCGGCCGAGGACGACGCCGAGGAGCCGACCGTGCGCAAGGAGGCCGCCAAGAAGCCGCCGGTTTCCGGCAAGCCCGACCTCGCGCAGGCCATCAGCGACTGGGACGACGACTGATCGGAGGAGGGCCGCGCAAGCGGCCCTCACGACCATGTATCACGTCAACTTCATCACCAAGGTGAAGCAGTTGCCGCTGACGCTCGGCGTCCGCCTCGGACGCTGGGCGATCTACCACGACATCTCGGTAACGGATCTCGCTCGCGCATCTGGCGCAACCCGGCAGACAGTCTACAACTGGATGCACGGCGGCGAGATCACGCCCTCGTATCGCAACACCGTGGAGCGGCTGGTCAGCTGCTTGCAGTCGTCGAAATCAACGGAAGAAGCATGGAGAAAGATATGCACGGACTTCAACCTAGCGCCATGACGGACATCGAGCTGGTTCACTATGCGCGCTTGAAGGGCGTCGACGCGCTCGACAAAGCGTGGGTGGAAGAGCTGCTCCGCCGTCTGGAGAAAATCCTCAATCAACGCGCCTGAGCCTTGCCATGCGCGCGCTGGAACTCATGGCGGCAGTGTTGCCGCCGCCCGGCCACGGCCGCTACTGCGTAGCGGCGCTCAGCAGCAAGCGCAAAGAACACGCCTTCGGAGACACGCTCGAAGAACTCGTACCCCATATCAAGCGATGGTTCAAGCAGAACCGCGACATCTACTTCGCAATGGCCACGTTCGACCCGCAGCAAGCGCGTCGGCTGGCCGTCAACGCACAGTTCGTTCAGTCCATATTCATCGACATCGACGGCTACGCCACGCGCTCGGAGGCAGGCGCAGCGCTCTACGAGTTTCTGGAGAAGACCGGCATCGACCAGCTCGGGCTGCCCTACGTGGTCAGCTCAGGCGGCGGCCTGCACTGCTACTGGCCGCTCACAGAGCCGGCGGACATCGCGACATGGAAGCCGATCGCTGAGAACCTCAAGCGCTTGTGCGCGCAGGAGAAGCTGGTCATCGACATGACGGTGACCGCCGATGCCGCGCGTGTGCTGCGCGTGCCGGGCACCTTCAACCACAAGGCCAAGTACGGCACGCCCCGCCCGGTCAAGCTGCTGCGCGAAGGCACCGGGCCGATCGACCTGCGCCGCTTCGGCGCTACGGTACGCGCGCAGCTGAGCGCGAAGTTCGCGCCGGCCAGCAACGCGTTCGTGCCCGAGACCGTGCAGCTTGCAGGGCAGCGCCCGTCGAAGGCGCAGCACAAGCGTTCGGCGGCCGCAGAGGCGCTCATGGCCAACCAGATCCAGCGCTTCGAGACGATCTGGATCAAGTCCGAGGAGGGCAGCGGCTGCGCGCAGCTCAAGCACTACCTCGACAACGCCTCCGAGGATGGCATGGAGCCGCTGTGGCGTGGCCTGCTGTCATGGGCCAAGTTCTGCGACGACGGCGACGAGCAGGCCGCGAAGCTCTCCGAGCTGCACCCGTACGAACCTGCGCGCATGCAGCAGAAGCTGCAGGAGATCAAGGGGCCGTACCCCTGCATCAAGCTGGACACGGAGAACCCCGGCGTGTGCCCGGGCTGCCCGCACTGGGGCAAGATCACGAACGGGCTGGCGCTCGGGCGTGAGGTGCAGACCAACAACGTCGGTCGCGAGATCGAGATACCGGCCAACACCCTGCCACCCGCCGAGGGCGAGCAAGAGCTGGATACGCGTCGCGAGGACAACGAGTTCGGCGTCGAGAACGACGCGCCGCAGAACGCAACGACGCGCAGGGTCAAGATCCCGCCGCCGCCAAAGGGGTTCAGCTACGGTAACAGCGGCGGCATCTATGTCGAGATCCGCGAGCGCGACGCCACCGGCGTCGAGATCAAGACGCAGGTCGAGGTGCTGCCCCACGAGCTGTTCGTGGTCGACCTGCTCAAGCTGGACGATCAGGAGCACCGCGTGCACCTGATGGCGATCAAGCGCATCGGCGGCGCAGGGCTGGATCAGACGCAGTACACCTCGATCATCGTGCCCAGCAAGGCCGTGGTCTCGAAGGACGAGATGCTCAAGTGCCTCGCGGCGCACAACGTGTACGCCAGCCGAGGCTCAGTCGACCAGTACCTGTTCAACTACGTGCGCGCCTGCGTCAACGAGGCGACGATGATGCGCAAGGCGCTCGAGGTGCCGATCCAGTTTGGCTGGCAGAAGGATCGCAGCTTCGTCTACAACAACCGCGTGTTCCGCGCGGACGGCACCGAGAGCGTGGTGCCGATGCCCGGGCTCGAGAACCTGAACCGGATCACCAACAGCAAGGGCACGCTCGAAGGCTGGCGCAAGCCGTGGCAGCTGCTGATCGAGCGCCGCATGTACACCATGCTCGCCATGTGCGTCGACAGCTTCGGCTCGACGCTGATGCACTTCTCCAACCACGAGGGGTTCGTCTGGCACATCGGCTCGACCGCGTCGGGCACTGGCAAGTCGCTCACCCTGTCGCTGAAGGCAGGCGTCTGGGGGCACCCGGTGCGCTACCGCACCAGCAAGGGAACGTCCCCCGTCGCGATGCAGCAGCGCGCCGGCCTGCTCAACAGCCTGCCGCTGCTCAGCGACGAGATCACCAGCAAGGCGCGCAACGATGTCGAGTGGGCCCCTGCGTTCATCTTCGACTTCGCCGAGGGGCAGGGCAAGGAGCGCATGGAGTCGAGCGCCAACAAGGAGCGGCTGAACAACACGACGTGGGCGTCGACCTGCACCATGACCTCGAACGTGCACATGGTGGATCTGCTCACCGGCGCGCGCAAGCACGCCTCGCAGGGCGAGCTGATGCGTATGCTGGAGTGGACGCCAACGGCCGAGCTGCAGTTCAACGACGCCGAGCGCTCCGTGCTGCAGAACCTGCGCAACAACTACGGCGTGGCCGGCGAGGCGTGGGTGCGCTGGTGCGCGTGCAACTACGAGACGGCGGCAAAGGTCTGGCGGCACACGCACACCGCGCTGCGCGGCGAGCTGGACTTCAGCGACGAGGAGCGCATCTGGCACGCCGCCTGCACGTCGCTGGTGGCCGCAGCGGTGCTGCTGGGTGAGCACTACTCGGGCCTGCTCGACCTGCCGGTCAACGCGCTGATCGGCGCGCTGAGCAAGCTGGTGCAGCGCGCCCGGGCAGTCTACCGCACGTCGGCACGCTCGGCCGAGGACGTGCTCAACGGCTACATCCGCGAGTATCACGGCAAGTTCGTCGTGCTGCGCAAGGATGCGGCCGGGCAGCTTCTGGCCGACCTCGGTGCGGACCTAGCCGGCAAGACCAGCACGCGCAGCATCGTGATGGGCCGCGTCGAGCACGGCACCGTGCGCGAGGGAGCGGTCGAGTTCTTCGTAGAGGAGCACCTGCTGCGCCAGCACTGCGTGACCATGTCGTTCGGCTTCGCCGACTTCAAGCGCGAGATGATGCGCCTCAAGGACGACGGCTTCGACGTGCGCTTCAACCAGCGCAAGGACATGCTGGCCAAGGTCGACGGACCCTCGCTGCGCGTCACGGCCATGCACCTCACGATCCCCAAGGACCGCTTCGATGCGCAAGGTACGGTATCGATGGGATAGGGTGAAGGTCGGCCAGACCCTCTTCGTGCCGTGCCTCGACTTCGAGGCGACGCGCCGGGAGGGTCTGGCCGCTGCGCTCGCGTACCGCTACAAGGTCACGGCGCAGGTCGGGATCAAGGACGGGGTCTTCGGCGTGCTGTTCGTCAGGGTGCGCTGACAGCCTCCCGCAGGCTCTTGGCCAGCTGGATCTCCATCTTCTTGATGTCGTCGATCTGCTGGCGCTTCTCCGCACCTGAGACGCCGGAGGCGGCGATGTTGCGCTTGAGCTGCGCCAGCTCACCCATCTGCTGGCGGAACGCGCCGGCGGTCGACTCCAGTGCCAGCTCAGTCGAGAAGCGCCGGGCCGTGGCGTTGGCCGCGTCCGTGCGCCCCTCCTCCACCTGCGTCTTGTAGGTGTTCGCAGCGCGCTGGATGCGGGCCATGTCGTCGTAGGCCGCCTCGATCAGCCCGCGCCCGTTGCTGGGCTGGAAGAGCGAGCCGATGATCGGCAGCTCGCTGAGCGTACGGTCGGGCCGCTCGACGTTGTCGCCGGCCCCCAGCGCACGCATCAGCGGGTTGGTGATCGCCAGCAGCGCGATGCCGGTGGAGCCGGTGTAGCTGCGCACGAGGTACTCGAGCTGGATCGGCGACACGTTGGCCACGCTGCCCAGAATCTTGGCCAGCTCCGACGTGTTGGCGCGCGCCCGCTCGCCGGGCTCGAGCGACAGCTCGCGCTGCCCCTCGATCGGGCCGTCGTTGTAGAAGCTGTAGTTGGCAGCCAGCTCGAGCGGACCCTTGACCGCCGTGGGCAGCGCCAGCGGGTTGCTGGCCAGAATCGTCTTGGTCAGCGCGTTGACAGCCTCGGACGCCTTGGTGTCGCCCACCATCGTGTTGAACATCGTCTCGGGGATGGCCTTGAAGATGAGGCCAAGCTCGAACGGGATCGGCACGCGCAGCGTGTCGCCAGTGCCCGGCAGCGGCAGGAACCAGTTCATGGCGCGCTCCTGCGGCGTGGCGTTCTTGTACGCCTCGTCGTCCTGCATCATGAGCACGTAGGCGAGCGTCCCGGCCGCCAGCAGCGCGCCGCGCTCGAGCAGCTTCTCGCGCGCCTTCATGCGCTCCTCGAACGGGGTGTCGCCGGTGAACGCTCGCCACACGGCGTCCAGACCCTGCACCTGCGCGTTGAAGAACGGGATCACGGTCGAGAGCCAGAGCATGCTGGCCGACGTGCCGCGCCGCGTGAAGTTCATCGACTCCAGCGTGCCAAGCAGCGCCTCGACGTGCGAAGCGCCCTTCTGTCGCAGGCTGTCGTAGACAGCCGCACGCGTGACCGCGTCAGCGCGCAACGCCATCTCATCGAGCCGCCCGAGCATCTTGGACATGGTGCTGCGGCCGCTGGCCACGTCGCGCAGCATGCGCGCCACGTCCTCCTTGTCGTTGGTGAAGACGTTGCTGCTGATCACGCCGGCGGCGCTCAGGTTCAGCTCCGCTGGCGACGCCTTGTCGAACATCGTGCGCAGACCGCTCACGGCCGCCATGACCGGGTTGAAGTTGCCGCCCGTGGTCATCCACGCGTGCACCGTGTCGCGGGTGATCTGGCGCGCAGCGTAGACAGGCGTGCGCGTGATCGCCTTGCGCAGCAGTCGCGCGGGGGCCGCCATGACCTGCACGCCCGCAGGGATCGCAGTCTTGACGCCCTGCAGCCCCGTGATCAGCATGTCAGGCGTGACGCCCGGCGGCAGCTTGCTGCCATCGATGGTCACGAAGTAGTCGACGTTCTCCTGCGTGCGCGTCCCTTCTTCGTCCGCCTCTTTCATACGGTTGGCCTTGAAGCGCAGCGAGTTCGCCGGTCCTTCGCCTTTAACGATCTCGGCCATGCCGAGGTCTTTCAGCATGTTGGCCACCGCCTTGGCCTGCATGTTGCGCGTAGCGGCGCGCACGAGCATGCCGGTGTTCTGCGCCATGCTGGCGAAGACAGGCATCAGCACGTTCGTGTCGCCGACAAGCTCGCGCAGCGAAGGCTGGTCGAGAACGCTCCCGATGGTGATCGGCCGCGAGACGCCAACATCCAGCACGACCTGCGTGCCGTCGAGACGGTAGAACGGAACGTAGCCGCTGTCGAGCAGCTGTTTGCGCTTCTCCTTGTCGATGACACCTGCCTCATGCAGCAGCTCGATCAGCTCGTTGTTGTACGCGTTGTAGATCTTGCGCGCCTCTTCAAAGGCAGCCGCCGTCTTGGGGTCGCTCGCCACTTGCTGCTTGATGCCTGCGGCGATCTGCGCGTTCATGAGCGGCTTGCCGTCCTTGCCGGTGCCGAAGTTCAGCTTGCCGTATCCCACGCCCGGGCGCTCGGCACGCAGCACCGCCAGCCAGCTGGTGAACAGCTGCTCGGTGGCCTGCTCGTTGCCGACGTTGGCCTTGCTGAGCGCCTTGGCGATCGCGGCGGCGTTCGGCCCCTTGTCGGACCTGAGGAACTTCACCCCGTTGTCTTTGTCTGCCTTGAGACGCGGCACGCCGTTGGTGAAGGCGGCGCTGGTGAGCTGCGACACTTGGTCGAGCAGGCGCATCGTGACGCGCATCTGCAGCACGCGCATGTCGTCGAGCTGATTGCCGCCGGCCTTGCTCAGGGCGTGCTTGAGGATGGCCTCGACGGGAGCCCAGCGATCGAGCAGCGCAGTGCGCAGCCGCAGCCCGAAGGTGTTGGCCATGAAGCGGTCGCCCATGGAGGCGTGCCGCCCGATGATGTTAGACACGTTCGTGGCTACGTTCTTGTCGAAGCCGCTTTTGTACTGCGGCGCGGTCGCAGGGAACACGCCGTTGAGCACGGCGGCAACGCCCTCACGCGCGCGCTCGACGTTGTCGCGCATGGCAGAGCCGAGTTCGTACTCGGTGATTTCATCGATACGACGCAGCTCAGGGTACTTGCGGCTGAGTATTCGCGGGAGCGTCTTGTCTGTCCACACGCCCGGAAGATTGTCTACATCCGTTTCAAACATACCGGCTGTAAAATTATCTTCGACGACGTTCCTGACAAGTACATCAAGCTCTTCTGCTAAGGCGTCTTCCCGCGTCATGCCATGTTGCTGCTCTAAGTACGCCAAATACTCTAGCTGCTCCTTAGTAGGAGGGCGATTGAATTTAGCAGCATTTCGGCTAATCGCCTTGTCAGCGCGCGCTTTGAAAACGTCGAGCGCTTCGTCCCACGTCATTCCTTTAGTGTTAAGCAGCTCCGTGGACTCTAACGGATCGCCCGCAAGAGAGCCCGCACGGTAGTACCGCTGCCCGGGCGTGACAGGAAACGCGTACACTGCAGTGCTGCCGTCTACACTGAATTTGCCGGCTTTAAGCGCCACACGCATAAACGGTGACGCGTGTATGTAGCGATGATGCCCTTTGCCCGGCTTCGGCGTAGGGCCGTATGCGTGATGGACCCCTCGATACATAAATGCGGGTTCTGCCGGTCGAGGGCCTCGGCCTCTTAAGTAGTCGATGATTGATGCGCGCAGCGCATCATCGTATGTCCGTGCTCTATCCTCCAGCTGCTTAACGTTCTCTTCATTGGTGGCCATGATCTTGACGGCCGTGGAGCGCGGCGGCGAGAACAGCTTGTACGCCTGCTGCATGGCCTTGGCCGACTCGGACTTGAAGCCGAGCAGCTTCAGCAGTGCGCGATACAGGCGCTGCAGGAAGTTGCCACGGCGGTCGATCTTGTCGCGCAGCGTGCGGTTGGAGAGCAGCTCGGAGACGAACTCTTTGAGATCCGTGTTGGCGTACTCGCGGGCGAACTGGCGGTCGGCCTGCAGCGAGCGGTAGAGCTTCTCCAGCTCGCGCCGCGCTTCGCTCGCACGGTCCAGCTCTGCGAGCGTGGCCGGGTGCGCCGCCTCGTGCAGCAGCGTCTCTTCGCTGAGCATGCCGCGATCGAGCGTGATGGTCAGCGACTTCGGGTTGTACTTGCCCTCGACACGCGCGCCGTTGAGCATGACTTCGTCGGCAAGAATGACCCGCACGCCCTCGATGTTGGCGAGCAGGCGCTGTGCCGTCTCACGGTTCTCCGCAGACGCGGACGAACGTGCGAGCTTCTCCAGCGCGCCGCGCAGATCGTTGGCCTTCAGCGCTTCGACGACATCGTCGGGCAGCGCCGTGGTGGCGCGCTTCTCGTAGAAGGAGTTGTCGCCACGCAGAGCGCTGGCAGACTCGTCGCTTGGCGCTCTGCCCAAGTTGGCTGCGTAGAGCTTGTCGGCTATCTCATGCATAGCCTTGAACAGGTCGTCTTTGGTCGCCGTCTCGCTCAGATCGCTGAGCGGCTTACTTAGACTTTTCGCAGCAGCCTCGGTCGCAGCGGCTTCTGCTTCGCCCGGCTTGATCTTCTTGCTGGCCTTCGCAAGGCGCTCTTCTGCCGCAGCCACTTCTGCCTGCGCTTCCGCTACTGCGCGCTCGGCGTCTGCACGAGACGCAGGCTGCAGCGTTTCGGCCACTTCCAGTCGGGCCTCTGCCTTGCGCAGCTTCTGCTCTTTTTCTTCAACAGCCTGCTGCGCAGCGCGCAAGACGCGGCTGTCGCGCGTAGCAGTGCGCAGGTTGTAGCCGAGCGCGTTCAGCGTGTCGTAGGCCGACAGCACTGCCTCTTCGATCGGTTTGCGCAAGGCGTCAGGAATGGGCAGCTTCGCCAGTCGCTGCTCGATGAACTTGCGGGGGTCGACTGTCTTCGATGCCGTTCTCGCCACGTTCTCGACGCGTGCGGCCACGTCGTCGACGAGGTCGACCACGTTGCCCGGCGTCGGCACCCATGCGCCAGCCTGCCCGGACGCCTCGACCTGCGTACGCAGGTCTTCAAACGTCGCGCGCATCTTGTCGTCCAAGCGCTCTTTGAACCGCGCCTGCGCCGCCTTCTCGCGCAGGTCGGTGTTGGCGGCTTCAACGTCCTCCGGTGACATCTGCAAGAACGGCGCTCTGTTGCCGACGGGCTGCAGCAAGCGGCCCCTGCCGCGCTGCGCGGGAGCCAAGAACTCGTTCGCCTCAGGCTTGCGCCCAGAGCGCAACTGTCCGACAGCGTTCAGGCGCAGCATGAGCGGGCTGGCACGATGGAACTGGTACTGCGTCTCGGCAATTCGCGCAACACGCTTGCCGGCCACCGCGATCAGCGCGGCCTTGCGCGCGTTCCTGATGTCGTCGCCGTTCTGAATCTCGAGCAGTAGGGAGAGTGCGCTTTTGAACGCGTCGTTGGCAGTAGCACGCTCCTGCTCTTCGACCCGCGCCTTCGCACCGCGCTGCGCCTTGGTGAGCACGAGCACACGCTCGACGCTGCTGTTCTTGTCGACCCGTTTGACGGCCCGCTCGATGCTGGCCAGTATCTTGTCTGCTTGCTTGAGTCGCGTGACGTCTTGTTTCTTGAGCGCAGCCGTTAGACCGGCAAGCAGCTTGTCGACCTTTGCCTGCGCTTTTTCGACGTACACGGCGAGCTTCTCGGGCTTGCTCTCGAGCCACTCGGCAACACGCTTGTCGATGAACCTCTCGAGCACGGCGACAACGTCTTCAGACGCGGCAGTCTTGGCGGTATCGCTTGCGAGCACAGCTTGCGCTGTCTCGAGCGCCTCCTGCAGTGCCGCCGGTTTGCGACGCTCGGCCTCTTGCTTTTCAAGCAGCGCGGCAAGCTCTTTGAGCTTCACGTTGAGCTGCATGTTGCCGGCAACGGCGTTGTTGCGCCTCGCATCGAGGATCTGATTTTCGCGCGCATCGATAGCCGCGATCAGCTGACGAAGCTCCTCGCGCCGCTCCGGTGACCGCTCATCTTCGAGCCGCTCCAGCAGCGCGCGCCGCTCTATCTCCTTGTTTTCGCTGAGCGCAGGGCGGAACCGAATGAGGACGCGCGGGACGGGCATACCGTCAGGCGTGACTAGCGCATCGCCGTAGACGATGTCGAACAGCCTCTGCTCAGCCACGCGACTGTAGTAGCCCGACAGTCCGCGCAGCCTTTCAAGCGCTTGGGGCGAGAGCAGCCTTTCAAGCGCGCTCGCAATCGGATCGCCCTTCTCGTTGTAGCCCTCGATAACGTAGACGATGTCGTCGGCGAAGCGCATCGCCGGGTCTTTGCTCACTCCGGCGTCAACAAACTTCGCATCGACGCCGAGCAGTGCCTGCTTCGTTATGAGCAGCTTGCCCAGCGCAATGCGCAGCGGGCGCAGCGCAGCCTCGGCTGCCTCCGACTGCTTCACCAAGGTGTCCTGCAGCGTGCGCTGCTCATCGATCAGCGCTTGCCGCGCGTCGACCAGCTCGGTCATCTCCTTCTTGATCGCGTCGGTCATGCTGCCGCTCTTCAAGCGTGCGGCCAGCTGCGCAAGCTGCGCGTCGACGGCGTCCAGATCAGCGAGCGTACGAGCCGTTTCCGCGTTCTTGACCCCTTGCTTCTCTCGGGCCTTCTTCTGCCCCCTGAGAACGTCCTGCCGCGTCTCCAGCTCCTTCATCTGCGCGTCGATCTGCTGCGGCGTGAGCGACATGGCTTTCAGCCCCAGCAGCCCACTGCGCACAAGCAGCCCGGCCGCCTCTACTACCTCCAGCCGCTCTTGTAGCTTGGCCCGCTCGCGCTCGGCCTGCGCATCCGCCCGTGTCAGGGCGTTCAGCGCGGTCTTCTCCTGCGTGACGTACTGCCGGAACTGCACGGCGTCCTTCGACGCATTCGCCTTGATCGGCTTGACGGCATTGGCCATCTCTGCGTACGCATCGAGCACGTTCTTGAAGAGCGGGCCGATAGCAGAAGGCGATACGCCGCTCTCGTTGCGGTTCACTCGCAACGCCGTGAGCTTGTCGAAGAAGTTGCCAAAGGCGGCGACAGCCTCCGGCGGTACGTCCGCCTTTTGCAGCCAGTCGCGCGTGAGCCTGTGCATGCGGTAGAGCGACTCGAACCGCTCCTGCGCCGCCGTCTGCGCCTCGCGCAGCGCCTCGCGTGCCTTGTTCAGGCCGCTGTCGGCGTACAGGCTGTTCTCGAGCGCCTCCAGTTTCTTGGCCAGCTCGTCGAGTCGTCGCTGCAGCGCGTCGGCTTTCTCGGTCAGCGGCGCTTTCTGCGCCTGCTGGTCGGCACGCAGCGCGCTGTACTCGGCCCCCGCCTTCGCGCTCTCTGCGTTCAGCGCCGCGATCTTTGCGGCCAGCTCGTCGGCAAGCGCGCCCACGCTCTTGCTGGCCGCCGCGTCTTTCGCCGCCTTCTGCGCGTCCTTCTGGAACTCCGCGATCTGCGCCGAGGTCATGAACGGCGCAAGCGTCTGCTCGCCTTCGAGATCGAGCACGCCTTGCTCTGCGACACGCGCAGGGCTGCCCGCCTTGCGACGGCGCGCCGACACGTACTCGACCCGGCCGAGCAGCTTGCGTGCACGACGCGTCAGCTCGTCGGCAAACTCGATCGTCGGCTGATCTTCACGGCGATGCGCAGCAACGGCGTTGCGCCACTCCGCACGCAGCTTCGGCGGCAGCTTGGCCCACGGTACACGCGCCTCGGGGTCGCGCATGTCGTTCCACGCGTCTTGCGCAGACGCCTGCAGCGCGTCAGGCACATTTCGCTTGCGCTCCTCGTCCGTCATGAACGGATAGGTCGGCTCTGTGCGTGTAAGCTCTTGCCGCTCTTGCTCGGTGGGCTGACGGCGGTAATAGTCGGTCTCGTACTCAGGCTGCCCAGCCTCTGCACGCTGCAGCCGATCGAGGTTGTCCTGCACTTCACGCCGCTCGCGATCACCGAAGCGGTACGGCGTGTCGAACTTCGTGAGCGTGGTTCTTTCAGCGCGCCCGGCGGACGGCTCGACGGCGTCCAGCCAGTCGCTCACCGCGACACGCGCATCAGCGGCGGCAGGCGTATCACGCGTCAGCAGGTCGCGGCTGCGCGAAACGCGCTCAAGCATCTCGGCGTCGGCCGCACTGAGCTTGTCGGCGTAGCGCGACTGGAACTGCTGCACGCGATCGCGCACCTGTGCCTGCGCGAAGCGCTCATATCCGGCGGGCTGTCCCGGACCCCCAGCAGGCGCTTGCGCGGCCGGCACCCGTTTCACGTCGAACTGAAACAGCCTGCGTACTTCCGGGTCTCTGGCAAAGCGCTCCAGCGGGACTCGCTCGATGCCCGCCCACCCCCTCTCGTCTTCTGGGCGTGCAGCATCGTCAACGACGCTTCGCAGCAGTCGCGCCAGCTGTTGCGGATTGATCTGGTCATCGAGGCCGCGCGTCAACGCGTCAGATATCGTCTCTTCGGCCGACTTGTAGTAGCGCTGGTTCAGCCGCGAATCGTAGTTCGTGATCTCGATGGGGCCTGCGTCTTTGCTGCGACGACGCGTTCCGACACCGACGGTGTTCAGCTTCTTCAGGAACTCGACCGGGTTATTGTTGACGCGCATCAGCAGCGTGCGCAGCCTCTTCAACAGCTCCTCGGACGGCGTGACACGCTTGCGCTGCGTTTGCGCCAGCTGCCGCTCTTCCGGGAACAGCTGTCCTTGCTCGTTGGCACCAAGCTCTGTGCCGGGCTCTTCCTCGCGCTTCGCCGGGGCCGTGCGCGTGAGCACCTGCAGCGGTTCCTGCGGTGCAAGCGTCTCTTCCGGCTCGGCCACCGGCGCAGCTGCCGGCGCAGCTGCCTGCGCGGCGGCCGGCTCGACCGCCGGCTCGACCGCCTGCCCGGCGGCCGGCTCGACCGCCGGTGCAGCCTCCGCCTGAGCGACGGGCACAACCGTACGCCGGCGGTTCTTGGCCGGCGAGACGATGCCATCCTGCTCCATGCGCTGGACGAGCTTCGCCGACTCCTTGCGCGACAGGCCCGTGGCCTCCTGCACCAGCGAGACCGAGACCTTGTTCTGCTCGCGTACGGCCGCCACGGCCTTCTGGTAGGCCGCGTCGGACTCTTGGGCAGCGGGCGGTGCCCCCGGCGTGGTCGGCGGGTAGGGCTGGCCCGACAGCTCGGACGGCGCGCCCGGCTCGGGAGGCAGCTCGCCAACCTCCGCTCTGTCCCGCATGTCCTCGACAGGCATGCGCGGCCCGGGCGGCTGCATCGTCGAGAGGCGCTGCTGCGCCGCCTTCAGCTGCGTGGCGATCTGCGCGACCGTCGCCAGATCGCCTTTCCCCCGCGCTTCCTCGAGCTGCGCGTTCAGCTGCGCAATCTGCTGCGTCAGCTCGTCGTATGACGGCGGCCGCAGCGGCCCGCCCAGCGCCTCGAGCGCCTTCTGCAGGCGCTCCAGCTCGTCGTAGATGGGCTTGGACCGGGCGTTCAGCGCCTCAATGGCCTCGGGCGTCATGCCCTGCGTGGCGGCCGCGCGCTGAGCCAGCGTCTGCTGCAGCTCGTCGATGCGGGCGGTCATGCGCTCGCGCTGCGTCTCGGACGAGTACGTCGGTGCCGGCAGCGCGGGGAACTGCGCGTTGGCGCGCAGCGCCTGCTGCCCCGCCTGCGTCCGCTGCTCCTGCTCCGCTTTGGCGACCTTGGCCTCTTCGTCCTCTCGATCGGCTTTCAGCTTCTCGCCGCCGCGAATCACCTGCCGGCGCTCGAAGCCTCGGCCGGCCGCACCCAGCGGGCCGGCCAGCGCCGCGCCGCCCATGAACGACTCGAAGTACTCCTTGCGCGCGTCCTCGTCCGTGATGCTCAGGCCGGCCTGCAGGCGCTCGAAGAGCTGCTGCGCCGCCTCGGTCACGCCTTCGATCGGCATGACCCTCGCACCGGCCTTGGCGTAGTCAGCGGCCTTCTGCCGCAGAGTCTGCGCGGCAAGGCGCTGCGCCTCGGCCTCAGTGATCTGCACGCCGGCGCGGCCGAAGAGCTGACCGATGCCGGGCACCATGCGCAGCGCGCCAACGTCAAGCAGCGTCTGCGGCACAGCCGCGCCCACGGCCGACACCAAACTAGTGTCAGCCAGCCGTTTGCCCGCCTCGACCTGCGCCCCGATGTTGGACATGGTGAACTGCGTGCCGGAGGCCAGCGCGGCCAGTCCGGTGGCGGCCAGACCGGCGGCTGCCGGTGCACCGAGGCCCGTAGCGGCCAGCGCGCCAAGACCGGCTGCGCCGGCGGTGGTTGCCATAGCGGGCACGGACCCGCCGGCGACCTCCTTGAACTTCTGCCACGGCGACTGGAACCAGCTGTCCTCGGTCGGCGTGAAGCGCGCGGCTGCGGCGGCCTGCTGCGCCTTGTTGATGCGCTCGGCCTCCTCGGTGCCGATCAGGCCCGTGCGACCTGCGAGCAGCGCCAGATCTCCCAGCGCGCGCTCCTTGGCTGCGCCCATCGCCGCGCCGAAACCCTGCTTGTTGGGATCGGGTGCCGGCTTCTGCAGCCACGCGCGGCGCACTTCGCGCTCGAGCACGGCGGCCGGCGTGCCCTCCGGCGCTTCAACATCGTAGTAGCGCTTGTCAGGGCCAAGGACTCTGAAGATGGGCATGCCCGGTCCTCAATTGGGTTGTTGGTTGGCCGACGGGCCGTGCACCTTGATGCCGCTGCTGGTGGCACCGGCAGCGCCGCCGGCCTGCGTTAGCGGCGGCAGGTACTTATCGAAGTCCTGCTGGAGAAGCCAGTCACCGAAGCTGCGGATGTTCGGATACTGTCGCATGATCGTCGGGCCTTCTTTCTGCCACTTCTCGAGCAGTTTACCGTAGAGCTGCTCGTGTCTGAGCCGCAGATCTTGTTGAAGCCGCATCCCCTGCAGCTCGCGTTCCTGATTCATCCGCAAGCGATCCTGCTCCAGTCGCTTGCTCTCGATGCGCTCGCGTGATGCGTTGTCTTCTCGGCTGGCCTGTAGCTGCCCTGCAACCGTCGCGGCGTTGCGCTTGTTCTGCTGCTCCTGCTCGTACTGCCCGACGACGATCTTGCCGGCCGTTTCGCGGTTGACGCCATACACCTTCTCGAGCCCCTCGAGGTAGCTCTTGCTGGCCGCCGTCTTGGCTGCGCGGAACGCCGCGTTGGCCTCGACCTGCTCCTTCTGCGTGCCGTTGCGCGCGTCCTGCAGCTTGTCGTAGGCCGCCATCAGTCCTTGGCGCGCCGCCTCGATCTGCTGCATGCCCGTGCGGTACGAAGCGGCCCCGACGCCGAACGCCTTGGCTGCTGCAGCCATGGCAGGCCCGGGCGTGGTAGCCAGCGCGACGCCGGCGTCAATGATCGCCCACGCCTTGGCGTCGTTGCCGCGCTTCTCGAGCTTGGCCTCTTCCCCGCGCAGCCGCTGCTCGCGCTCGCCGTACTGACGCTCACGCGCCGCGAAGAGCCCCGCAGCTTCGCGCTTGCTCTCTTCGATATCGCGCAGCTGCGCGTCGCGCAGCTCAGCTCTGTCCTTCGCGAACGGGTCGGGCATCCGGCCGGTGGCGTTGATGATCCGCGAAATCAGGTCGTCCGTGCTCGGGCTCGCCACGCGCGGGGCGGCCGGCCCGGCCGGCCCGGCCGGCCCGGCCGGCGCAGCGCCGGGCGCGGGGCCGGGCGGGAAGCGCATGGACATGTCGGGTGCGCGATCGGTAGGGGCAGGTGGCGGCCCGGGCGGGAAGCGCATGGACTGATCGGGCGCGCGCGGCGCAGCGGGCGTTGAGGGCGTGCGCGAGGGGCCGAAGGTGTCGCCCTGCGCCAAGGCGCGCGAGCGCGCCAGCATGCGCGCTCGCTCGCGCTCCGCGTAGTTGTCAGGCGGCGAGGCCTGCTCCATGTACCGTTGCAGCTCCGGGCTGTAGGCGCGGCGAGTGCCGGCCGTCATCTCGTCGGTCTCTTTCTGGTAGATCTGCTCGAAGTTCGCCGGGCCGATGGTGCCGCCGCTCTGGTAGCGCGGCACCTCGTCTTCTTCGTCGTCGCCGAGCGCGGCGATGCCGCCGCCCGGCATCTGCCCGACGCTGCTCGGGGCTGCACCGGCCAGACCTGCCTGCGCCTGTTCAGCGAGCAGCGCCTTGCGGTTCTGATTACGCGCGCGCAGCTGCTGCCGACTGTTCAGCTCGTTGAGCACGATCTGCCGTTTCAAGTCGTTCGGCGGCAGCGTGTTGAGCATTTGCTTGAGCACATCGTCTTTAAACGTGTGCACTCGCTGCGAGAACTGGATCGTGTCTTTCGGGTCGTACATCACGCCCCCTGCAGGATTTGTGCGGCGATCAGATCCTCGAGCCCGGCCGCGCTGTCGACAGCCCCGCCGCCGGCGAGCCGGCTCAAGCCGTACGCCGTGGTGCCGAGGCCCATCAGCTGATTCATCATGCTGGGCTGAGCAGGCGTGGAGGTCATCGAGGTCTGAGCCAGCGGCAGGCCGCGCAACATGTTCGACATGAAGCCGAGCTGCTGGTACGGGTAGTTGCGCTGCGCGTTGAAGTCCTCGTACTGCGTGTTGAGGATGTTCTGCGCCTGCTGTTGCTGCTGGGTGCCCAGCTGGTTCTGCAGGCCGATCGCCCCGGTCTGCTGGCCGAAGCGCGTCTGCCCGAGCTGGCCAAGCGTCGAGGCCGCCTGATTGGCCGCCTGCGCGCCTTGCAGCTGCAGCCCTGCGCCGAACTGGCGCGACTGCTCGCCGAGCTGCTGGGCGTTCAGGCCGGCCGACTGGTTGGCCATCTGCGCCTGCATGTTGCGCTGCTGGTCGGCGTTGAACTGCCCCATGGCCTGCTGGTATGCTGCCTGCAGCCCGGTGGCTTGGATGTCGCCCTGCTGCAGGGCCAAGTTGCGCGCGGCTTCAGCGCGCATGATGGCGTCGCGGCTGCCGCCGAACGCGCCCGACTGCACCGCCTGCGCCTGCTGGCGCGTGCCAGCGATGTCCGCCTGCCGCTGCGCTTCGCGCTGCTGGATGTTGACGACGTTCTGCATGTACGGGCTCATGTACTGCTGAGCCTGCGCAGCGTCGAACAGCCCGGAGCCGACGCGGTCGGGCGAGAACTGCCCCGCCTCGTAGCGCAGCCCCTGCGCAGCCTCACCGGCGCGCTGCGCCAGCGCGGACGCCCGGTCCATCTCGCCTGCGACGCCTAGCCCGCCCGCACCCGCGTACGACTGCTTCTGCAGGTCGCTGAACTGCGCCTGCCGTTCGCCGCCGTACTGCTGGTAGGGCTTGAAGCCCGAGATCTTGCCGGTGGCGTCGCGGTCGAACAGCGTCCCGCTGGTGACGCCGAGCATCTCCTCGACGTACGGCCGGGCATAACCCGGGATGTTGGTGTTCTCGATGACGCTTGCGTCAGCCATAGCTGCTCCTTACGCGGGGAGGGCGCTGCGCGCCTTGGTGTCTTTGGCGATTGCGTTCTTGCCCATGGACTTGCGCCGGCGCTTCTGGATGCGGTCCATCATGGCGTACAGCTGGCGAGCGCCGGCCTCGGTCGAGCCGTTGCCCAGCTCCGACACGATGCGTGCCGGGATGACGAACTCGCCGTCGGCCAACCGCGCCGGGCGCTTGCCGTTGATGCTGGCCGGGATCGAGTCAGAGACGCCGTCGCCCGGGCCGCGCAGCAGGCGGCCGCCGTCCGAGTAGTCCCCCAGCCCGCCGGGCATGCCGCCGCCGGCCAGCGCCGCAAGGCCGCCCTCGGCCATCGGGCGCGACTGCGCCTGCTGGCCCATGAGGTAGCGGTAGGCCGCATCCGACTGCGTCTGCTGCCCGGCGGCCGGGCCGCCGACGACGTTGACCGACGGAGCCGCCACGGAGATCGGCGACGTGCTGGTCGGGATGGACGTGTCCGCGCCGCCAGAGGCGGCCTGCTGTTGCTGGCCGCCCGCGCCAGCCGCGCCGGTAGCGGCTGCGAGCAGCGCGCCCGTCGCGATAGGGTTGGCCTTGGCCGCGTCCAGTGCTGCGGAGGCCAGCGAGCCGAGGCCGCTGGACAGCGTCGGCGCTGCGGCACTTGCGCCTGCGGCCCCACTGCCGGCACCGGCAGCCTCTGCCGCAGCCGCATATTGCGCAGCCCCCTCCGACGCGGCAGTCAGCCCCGTCGGGCCGCCTGCGCCGCCGGCCGCAACTGCGTCTGCGCCGCCAAGCAGTTCTGCCCCGCCACCGCCAAGCAGCCCCGCGCCGCCGGCCAGCGCCGCGCCGCCCACGAGCAGCGGGCCGAGCCAGTCCATGTTGTCGTTGAACCAGCCGCCGCTGCGCTCGTCCTTGACGAACTGCACCTTGCCATCGGCGTCCACGCCGTAGTGGCCGTACACGCCGCCCTCGTACAGCGGGTCGAATGACGCGGTGAGCCGTGCGTATGGCTCGGTGTACGCGTAGCCACCGCCCTCGCCTTCGCCGCTGCTGTACACGCGCGGGCGCAGGCTTGGGTCAATCCGAGATTGCAGGTAGTTGATCGCGTCCGCTTGGCTCATGTTGGCCAGCCCAGACTGGGCGAACTGGTTGCGGTACGCGTCGTTGTAGGCGTCGGCATTGAGTGCCCCGTTTCCGAGGCCGTACTCGTCGGTCAGCTCGTTGACCGAGCGCCATCTGCCGCCCTCGGCAAACCCCGGCACCTGCCCGCCCTCGGCGGCCGCGTACGGCGTGCCCGCCTCGATGCGATCGTCGAAGTAGCGCCCCGTGCGCCGGGCCTCGTCCTCGGGCACGCGCCGGCGGACCAGATTGTGCGGCCGGATCATGCCCGGCTGGCGCGTCGTGGTGGGGACCGCCTTGTCCGCCTCGAACGCCGACGCGCCGGCGAGCGCCGGCAGCCCGGCCATCAGCAGCCCCTTGGTGCCGCCCATCTGGTTGGCGAACGCCTCGAGCCCACCCTTCTCGGTCAGGCGGCCCGCGCCGGCGGAGAGCTTGTCCCACGCGCTGGCCGGCGGCAGCGTCTGCGCCACCTGCGCCGGAGGGAGCCCCTCGGCGTATGCCTCCGGCATGCGACTCGCCAGCGCCTGCTCGCCCAGCCCGCTGAGCCCGCCGGCCAGCCCCGCGCCGCCGTACGCGCCCAGCCCGGCCATGATGCCGCGCGAGGCGTTGCCCGTG